CACCATGCACAAAAAATACTTTCCGTGCATTGTCTACATTATTATTTATCAAATCATACAAAGGCTCTCCATGCTTTTCTACATAGTTAAATAGCACTAGAGTGTTACCATCTAGATCTCTAACGAGATTTTTAATTAAATTATTTCTACCTTTATTCTCAACCAAATAATCTATCTCATCATGATATGATTCAAAATGTTCAGGAGCATGTTGACAAAGGAGAACTTTGATCCTAAACTTAGAAAGATAACCAGACTTAATCAGATCATCTGTTTTAGTCACCCTCTCATAATCTCCAAACAATCCTTCAAGTACCCACTTATGGGTCTTGGATCCGTCCAGTGTACCAGTGAATCCAAATCTATACTTAGCATTATGCAACTTAGTCATGATGCCAGTCAATGATTTACTCTTGAATAGATGTGCTTCATCACCAATGACACAATCTATATCATCAAAATATCTCTTAGGGAATTTGTAAATAGATTGCCAAGTAGATATTATAATATTTTTATCAGTAACCTTGTCTTTACCACCATATATCTTATGAATAAAAGAATCAGCGTCCCACCCGTACTCAGTGAAATCGCTAACCATCTGCTCAACAAGGGAAGTAGTTGGGACGACTATAAGTATCTTCTTTGCGGTGGCGGCATAGTATCTGACTATGGAGTAGATCATAAGAGACTTCCCAGATCCCGTAGGAGAAAGTAACAACTTACGATTATTCTTTAAAGCCTCGTACACTGCCTTGTATTGGTATGGACGGGGTTTTATTTTGGATATTTTATCCATGAACGTCTTAACACCACGTGGTGATACAAAGTCATTAGGATCATCTACGTCTCCATACCAATCATTCTTTTCATATGAAATATTATATTGCTTTTCATATGCCCACATCTCTAAGTGTTTTCTTAGACCATGATACAACTCACCTGTGCCTGGTGAGTACAGACGAATAGTTCCATCCCAATATTTGTATCTGGGATTCTTTTTTAAAAACTTAGCTTCAGGAACTTCAAAAGTAAAGTAATCTGATAGTTCCCTATGTACATGCTCTTCTTCAGAATGAATAGTAATGTATACTTCATTCTTCTTTTTTACTGTAAGGTTAGACATTATTGCCCGTTAACAAATTTTTCCCATTCAATAGCACTCTTGACTTGGAATCCTCTGTTTGAAATTTGACGCATGACTTGATCCAACCAGTACAACATCTGATCTAGATATTTGATCTTCGCCTCAAGTTGGATGACTTCATCATCACTCTCAAGGTAAGTTTTCATTTCAGCGGAAGATAATTTTGATCCAAATGGTTTAGCGGCGTATGTCTTAGCGTCTGCCTCGCCAGAGTAATACTCACGCTTTGTTCTAACCAATTTACGGATCTCAAATTCAAGTGAAGATTTAATCTGTGAGATATCAGTGTAATGGTTTAAGTATTTATTGTGTTGAAAAGGGATGTCTAAAGCTAGTTGTCCCAGATCTGCACTGTATTGTTTGTTTTTAAACTGAAAGTCTATGTGACTATCTTCTGTCCACTCTGCTCTCAGTTTTTCAAATTTATTACGAAGAGATTCAAAATTCATAAGCGTTTCATATTTTTATCACAAAGAAAGAACTGCTGGTGCTTAAATGTCACCTCTGCAGTAATGTATTCAACATCAGTTATTGTAGCATCAAACTGTAGGTTACTTAAAGATACAGGAAATATATCTTTGTACTCTACAATGAATGCTGGATTATATGCGGACGTAACAATATGTAATTGTCCATTGGTATAGATATCTTCTTCTGTAGTAACACGTTTCATTTCATCCGCATTACCATTATCTCTCATCCATTTATGAATAGAGTTATAATTTACCAGATCTTCATCAACAATAAAACGTACAGTAAAATCCCCGAACGCAATTCCACCGCCAGGAACTATAGGCAAATTTCTCCAACGACTTGCTACTTCAGTAGTAGGCATTGAAACATCAGGAATATTTGCTGTTTGACAAAAGAAATCTACTCCTGCAAACTTTTCTAGTTTCAGGAGATAACCAATAGGGTTTAGAAAATTCCTATTGGAAGGTTGTTCCTTATACCACTCTGCAGACATATCAACTTTCTAAGCTATACTACTATTTAGATACGTGGTATATAACTCTTATACTTCTCAACCTGTGGTATTACATCATGCTCTACCCTCTCTACAATCTGATCTATAATATCAACATCAATATTCATAAATGGTGGGATGATTCCTAAAATTCTTAACAGACCGTCAACAAATAAAGCAAGTGCAGTGAAACCTAAGATCATACTAATGATAGTTGCTTCTCTATTATGCTTACGCATAGACTCTTCATCAATAGCCCGTGCTTGAGCAACTGCTATCTCAACTGCATGAGCAATCATCCTATCTACTTCTTCTTTAGTATAGGTATACTTCTTGATGGTTTCTTCAGTCATAATCTTCTTCTAACCAAATTGATCTAGCCATCTTAGTCATACGTTCAAGTTTTTTAATTATTGAACGTTGTTTAAGTGTACTAGTCAGCCATATTATAAACCATATCCCTACAGAAATCAAGGATACTGCTGCAATTATAATAAGGGATAATATAGATCCATCAATATTAGACATAATATTTTATTGATAGTATTCATCTAATACATCAAGAGTTTTATTAAGATACTCATTAGCACCAGTACATTCCCATTGACCCTTTTCGCCAATTTCACACTTGTAGTGTAATTCTCTTTTAAGTTGCATGAGTCTAGAAGTCATGTCAACTTTAGTTAGTCTACCGTTCATATGAAAAAGGTATCAGTGTCATTATTTATGATTAACTCTGAGGGTAGGAGTTGAACCTACAAGTTCGGTCAGGAACAATAGATAAACGGTCTATCGCGTTTGCCAGTTTCGCCACCTCAGATTGAAGGCACTATGATAGTGCTTTCATTAGGCGTTGGATACCTATCCCACCACCTGATCTAGGAAAGAAGTCAAAGGATAAAAATTCTGCTAGTTCTTTCTCTACTCTTTCCACACCAAACAAATCAATAATGAGCTGAGCATACTGTCCATCAGAGATGGTATAGAATGTATCTCTCATCTGTTCCTTGTCAGTGCTACGTTCAGCACTACCTATGGTTTCCATGCCACCAAGGATCACATCAATCTTTTTAGAAGTTCCGTCTTCATTCCTAGCCATGTTCCAGAATGGTGATGTCCACTCAGGGAAGTCAGTGATCATACCAGTGCCAATATTTTCTTCATCATCGTGATCTAATTCTTTATGACCATATGCTTCTGCCCAACTCTCATATTTTTTAATCTGGTAGTCAGGAAGATCAATTCCTAAGTGCTTACATAATTCTTTCTCCATCTCTTCAAGTTCCTTTACACCTCCCTTCATTTCAAACTCAAACATGGGGAAGATAGTTTCATGTCTTCCTTCTACAGGGTTAGGTTCTGCCCTGTATGAGGTTGAGACACAAAAAAACCCTGATGCTTCAGGGTTAGAAAGTAATTCATATTCCAACCACATCTGACCTGTCTGTGGTAGTGGCCAGATATTATTGTTATAGCAATAGGTTGCTACTGTTTCTGGATCTTCACAAGCAGCAAGGATACTAAGACGGTTCTGAGTATGTACTTCATAAAAACCTTTAGCTAAAAAAAAGGAGCGTAAACGCCCCACGGTCTCTGTATATTTTTTTGGATCAATCAGACTTGTCATTATTTTTAGTCAAACTAAGATATTTAGCACAAAAAAAGACCCCCCTTGCGGGAGGTCTGGATTTGAATATATGTGACCTTGATTAAGTAAGGTTAGCAACTCTAACTCTTCTGTAATACTGGTTACGGTTGTGTGTAAGAGCTTCAGCATCAGGTGTGCCGTTAGCTTGTACAACAAATGGGTTAGCAACCATACCATATCTAGTCTTGAAGCCAATCTTGGGCTGGAAGGTAGATGGGTCAATGCTTCTGAGCATTTGTAGGGGAACGTATGGGCAGTAGAACAGTCCACTGTCATAAGGTGAAGAACCCTTGTAACCAACAACATAGTAGTGTGTGTTAGAAACGTTAGCAGAATAAGGATCAACAAAGACCTTAATGCGTCCGTTCATTGTACCTACTAATAGGTTTCCAGTGTCATCAACTTCACCGATGGAAGGACCACCAGCACCTTGAAGACCTGAAGAGTAGTCAAGAGTACCACTCATAGCTAGAGCACTAGCAACGTCAGCAGATGTGACGATGAAGTTACCCTTTCCTCTACGAGTTTGCTGTGCGATTGCGTTAGCATCTCTTTCAATTTGGAACATAAGTCCCTTGAATTTCTCAACTGACCATCTTCCGTTTGAGTCAACGTCTAGGTCAAATACACCAGCGTTGGCAACGTTGTTCTGAGCACCCTGTTTTGCAACAGTATAAACAGTTCTAACAACTTCACGGTTGATTTCTGCAAGGATCTCACTAGAAAGTAAGTTAGCAAGTTCCTGCTCAGCATCAAGACCATGAATTG